TTCCCGGGCGGATATCCCCGAGGGCGCTGATCTCAACTCGTACACGGCGGTCGGCGTGTATCGGTGCAAAAACAATGCGACGGCGGGGAGCCTGACAAACAGTCCGACAACCGACGCCTTCGTCATGGATGTTGTGCCATCCACCGGGACATCCATAGCCCTGGACGGCAACTATGCCTATCCGATCCAGAAGATCATGACCAACGGGAATCGTTATTATGCGCGCAAGATATCCACGAATGGTGACGTATCCACGCCGGTATACGGCGCCTGGATTGAGTTCTATACTACGCAAAACAAGCCCACCTCGGCAGATATCGGGGCGGCGGTGAAGTACCGGTATACGGCGACGATCCCCACCGGAACATGGACGGCGGTATCTGGGGGCGGGTACTACAAGGACATCACAGTATCTGGTATTACGGCGGCCATGACCCCCTGCGTAGGCGTGGTGCAGACCTCAGACGCCGCTGCCTCGGAGCTCATGGTGGAGGAGTTCGCCAACAACATCCGCCGGATCGAGACCATGGCCGGCAAAATCAGGGTCTACACCAAGACCGACGGCGCGATCCCGTCCGTCAATATACCGATCCAGCTCGTGGGCACGGTGTAAGGAGGGGATGAGATGAGCGATTGTATTTTGCCGACGATGGGCGGAAAAGCGTTCAAATCCGTCAGAAGCGTTTCCGTTTCGACCACTGAGACCGCCACCCTGAACTGTAGTGGATGCACTCACCTGAAAATTATAGAGAATAGCGGGGATACCTCCGTCCTGAAGATCGCGTCGATTAGTAGGGATTCCAGCAGCCGCACAAGGTTGTGGTTTCCCTACGGCTCTTACGCGAACAGAGACACGCTTGATCTCTATTATGCGTCGAGGGAACTGGCGGATGGTTCGCTGTATGAGACCATCACAATTAGTGCAAACCGCAGATTTGACCCGATCACATTTTCGGCGGGGTCGCTGAAGGAGGAAAGGCTATGATCTTAAAAACCAACGGCCAGGAGGCGGAGCTGCTGTCCTTTGTCCCTGGCGCACAGACGGTATGTCTAGAGACGGCGGAGCCGATGGAGCTGGGAGAGGCCCTGGAGGTGTGGACCGAACTTGAGGACGGGCCGTTTCTGCTGGCCTCCTATACCGTGGCCGACTGGCTGCGGGTGGAACAGACGGGCGGATCGATCCTCCTGACACAGCTCCCTGTCCCAACGCCCACCCCTGCGCCCGAGCCGGAGCCGGACGCGCTCACTCAGACGCAGCTCGCCGTGGCGGAGCTGGCCCAGGTGGCAGAAGACAACAACACTGCGGCGCAGCTCGCCATCGCGGAGCTGGCTGAGACGTTGCTGGGAGGTGAGACAAGTGTCTAAGCTGTACGTTGACCTGATCCGCAAGGGGCTGAAAACCATCGACGACGTGCCCCTGCGCTGGCGGGACGAGGTCCAGGCGCTGCTGGAGGAGGCGCAGGTATGATTAGGCTTGATAACTGGCGTGTGCGGATGGAAGTAAGGGACCGGGAGCTCGGATATGAGTCGGACCACCTGCACCGGCGGCTGGAGATCGCCGCGGACCTGGACGCGGGGTGGGCGGTCAAGCTGGATATGGCCCTGGGGAAAGTAAAGAACGTGGTGGACCTGGAGCGGACCGGGGACGTGCTGTGGGTGGAGCTCACGCGGGATATCCTGGCCTCCGACGGGCTGTACCGCTGTCAGCTCCGGGGCCTCAAAGGGGATACGGTGGCCCACAGCAACCAGTTTGAGCTGCTGGTGAGCGGGAGCATCAACGCTGTGGAGGCATTTCCGAGCGTCGAGCCCTCGGAGCTTGCCCAGATGGAGGCCAGGGTCACACAGGCCAAGGCCGACGCAGTGGCCGCCGCAGACCGGGCGGAAGCGGCGGCGGTCCACCCGCCCAAGCTGTCCGAGGATCAGACGTGGATGGTGTGGGACCTGGAGAGCGGGGCGTATCAGGATACCGGCGTCTACTCCGGCGGGGCGGCCCCCAACATTGGGCCCGACGGGAATTGGGTCGTCGGCGGCGTGGATACCGGCGTATCGGCGACGGGGCCCAGAGGAGAACAGGGACCTATCGGTCCCGCTGGTCCCCAGGGAGAGAAGGGAGATCCAGGAGAACAGGGACCAGCGGGGCCCAAGGGAGACACCGGGGAGCAAGGCCCGCAGGGGCCGAAGGGCGATACCGGCGCCCAGGGATTGCAAGGCCCAAAAGGAGACCAGGGGGAACCGGGCATCCAAGGCCCGCAGGGGCCCAAAGGTGACACTGGAGACACCGGCCCGCAGGGTCCCACAGGTGCGGATGGCGTCGGCCTCCCCACGGTGACCGCAGAGGACAACGGCATGTATGCGGGAGTGGTGGACGGAGCATGGGGCAAGGTGAGCGCGCCGGGTGGGGGCGGAGAGTGGACAGAGCTCTTGCGCAATGATGGGATCGTGCTCGATTCTGCCGGGGTAGGAAGTGTCCAACTTACGCTAACCCATCAGTTGAGCACATACAAAGAGATGATGTGCGCAGTGGAATGCCCAGCTAATACGAAACAATACCAGCCATCCAGCATTACGGTGGATGGGATACAAGTCGCTTTTTATCCGGGGGTTGTTCCTGCGAACACTATGAAGCAATATCTATTCCACGTTATATTATTTGGCGACGGGTCTTTTGCGGAATATTTGTCAACTGCCACAACAGATATTCTGTTTGGGGCATTCCTGGGGGCAACCACCGGAGGAACCCGATACGGGAAAATAGGAGTTCCTACAGGGCAGTTACGCATGGATTTTAATGCAGCAGACATAACTGGCACGGTAAAAGTTCGCATTTTGGCAAGATAGGGGGGAAGCACGTGAGGGTTTATGATAACGGCATCTACCGCGACGCCACAGCAGAAGAACTCGCGGAGCTGGAGGCCATGGGACAGGCCCAGCCCCCCATCTCGCCCACAGAGGCGGAACGGCTCTCCGCGTTGGAGGCGGCCATGCTGGAGCTGATGATGGGAGGGACGGGCGATGGTTGAGTTTATCCGCATCCAGTATCGTCTGGGCCGTCTGACGGCGGAGCAGGTGCGCTTCATGGCCCCGAAGTGGATCACTGCCGATCAGGCGGAAGAGATTATCCATATGTGACAGGCCGATAGGCCGGAAAGGAAAATTATTATGAAGCATCTGTACGAGTACATCAATGAGATCATGGACATCGCCTCCGTCAACCACGCGGAGCCGCAGCACGCCAAGGATATGTTTTTGAGCAATATCCGCAACGCCGGGGACCCCACGCTGCCCCACTACAGGGGCGCGGGGAATGTGGACTACGCCGCGCTGGCGGAGGACCTGCCCAGACTGACCCGAGAGGGAGCGGCCCTCACTCAGGCGTTATTTGACCACTACAAGGCGCTGGTGGAGCTACACAGGGCTGGGCGGTACGCCGAGGCGGTGGAGCTGATGCGCGGGGCTGTGGAGGCGGCTGAGGGCGATGAGTAAGTACGTCGCCTCCATCCCACTGGGGGACATCGAGCGCGTCCAGATATACATCAACAAGTCGGTCAAGACCCTGGCCGAGATCAAGGCGGAGACCGGGGCGGACTATCTGATTAACGGCGGACTGTACCAGGGGCCCAAGGCTGTGTGCCACCTTCGGGCGGATGGGCGGACCTATGCTAAGGACCCGTATACCTACTGGGGCTATGCCTGGGACACAGGGCCGGACATCACCCTGCGCTCTGTCCCTGCGGCGGAGCGGCGGAATTACATCTGCTGTGTGTGTCTGTTGCGGGGTGGGAAAGCCGAAACGCTGATTTATAACCGGGATGTAGGGGGCAGCAGGCCCAGAACAGCCATAGGGCTCAAGGACGGGGCGCTGTGCCTCTACTGCACCGACAGCGGGCGGACGCCGGAGGAGCTCCAGGCCGAGCTGCTGGCCCTGGGGTGGGAGAGCTCCGTCATGCTGGACGGCGGCGGCTCCTCTCAGTGTGATCTGGCGGGGAAACGGATCGTCAGCAGCCGGAAGGTACACAACCTCATCTTGGTCTACAAACGTAAGAGGGCCCCATCCGAGCCCGACGACAGCGATAAGGAGGACAAGCCTATGAGCACAAAATACACCGTATGTCTTGACCCCGGCCACGGACCGGATACGGTCAATGGGTCTCCAGACGGGAGTTACAAAGAGAGAGAATTTGCCTGGGATATGTATACCCGCATCCGCCCGCTGTTGGAACGGCATGGCGTCAATGTGATCTGCACCAGGACGGAGGACACCAAGCCCAGTCTGACCGCCCGTTGCGAGGTGAGCAACAAGGCGGGAGCGGACCTGTTTGTCTCTCTGCACTCCAACGCCGATGGCGGCTCCGGCTGGGGGACGGCGCGGGGGCTGCTGGTCTATACCTCCAGCGGGCCCATGACGGCCAAGCGCAATGTGGCTGCCACTGCCATTGTCAACCGGGCCCACGAGGCCGGGGTACGGCTCCACGGAAGCGGCGTCGCCCACCAGATCGAGTACACGGTGTTGGCAAAGACCGACGCACCCGCCGTGCTCATCGAGTATGGATTCCACACCAACCAGGAGGACATTGGTCTGCTGAAAGACATCTCCTACCGGGACAAGCTGGCGGAGGCCACGGCAATGGGCGTGTGCGATTTCCTGGGCGTCACCTGGACGGCGGAGAGCGGCGGGGATGGCACAGATACCCCGGCCGCCGATCGGGCCGCTGAGGCGTGGCAGAAGGCGAAGGACAAGGGCGTCCTGGACGGCACACGGCCCACAGACCCGGTCACCCGGCAGGAATTGGCCGTGGTTTTAGATAGATTAAACTTGATTTGACGGAGGTACTTATTATGGATATCACTGAGCTTGGCATTGCGGCACTGCCCGCGATCACTGTCATCTGTCTGCTGGTGGCCCAGGCTGCCAAGGCTACGGCGCTGGACAACAAATGGCTCCCGGTCATCTGCGGTGCGGTGGGCGGTGTGCTGGGTGCGCTGGCGATGCGCATCATGCCGGACTACCCGGCGCAGGATTACATCACCGCCGTGGCCGTGGGCATCGTCTCCGGTCTCGCGGCAACCGGCGTCAATCAAGTCTATAAGCAGCTCACCGGAGGTAAGGAGGGCTAAGCGATGGAGTGGACCACAGTAACAGTGATTATCGCCCTTGTGGGCCTTGGGGCGGCAATTATTAAGCCGATTGTATCACTCACGAGGTCCATTACTGAGCTGACAATCCAAGTCAAGGGGCTGCGTACCGATATGGATAAGCAGACCGAGCACAACCGAGAGATCCACAAACGCTTGTGGGACCACAATGATGAGCAGGATGATCGGCTGGACGACCACGAGCGGCGGATCGGCTCCCTGGAACACAAAGTATAAGATAATCCCTGACCTGGCATTTAATTTGATATCTTTGAAGAGGGAGTGTAAATGTGGGAGCGCACGTTAACATGCCCGAAACCCTGAAAAATTTATTGCGGTCGGAGATTGAACAGGCAATTTATCAGGCAAATCTCGGTAAAATAGACACCGGGATAGCGCAAAGGTATTTGATAGAGCAAATACCTCAAATTGATATCGCAGCGGAATACGGGTGTGAGCGCTCCACAATATCAAGGCGGCTTCCGCGCATCATTGATAAGGTAGAATCGACTGCCCAAAGGCTAAATTACACATAATTTCACAAAACACGCACACGCCTTCACTGGATTGCCACCCAGTGGAGGCGATTTTTTTGTATAGTAAAGGCAGAGGTGATCCTTATGGGAAACGAGATGATAACACGGCTTATCAACTGCGGATTCTCCGAGCCAAATGCCAGAGATATCTATTACCGGTATTATATTTGCGGAGATTTTGATGGACTCGAATCCTTTTTGTGCGCAAATGAGAGCATAAAAATAAAAGCAAATGCTCAAATCTCAACTGCGGAGAAAAATGGAGAATGGGAAGATATATCAAATACAATGCAAACCCAGACGGAAAAAATGTAGGGGACTGCACAGTCAGAGCAATTTCTACAGCACTGGACCAAAGCTGGGAGGAAACTTACATTGGATTAGCTCTCCAGGGGTTTTTGATGGGCGATCTTCCCTCAGCAAATTCTGTATGGGGTGCCTATCTCAGGTCTAAAGGCTTTGTACGCCGTATTGTGCCGGATACTTGCCCAGACTGTTACAACGTGTCTGATTTTGCAGAGGAACATCCGGATGGTACATATATTTTAGCTCTGTCAGGCCATGTGGTATGTGTCAGTGGCGGGAACTGGATCGATACATGGGATTCTGGTGGTGGAGTCCCGTTATATTACTGGTGCGAAAGAAAGGATGAATCTTAAATGGCATTTGCTCAACCCTATTTTGGCGGCTATCAGCCTGGGTATTATCAACCACCTATGCCGGATCAGCTTGCGCAACTGCGGCAGAATCAGTTCCAGCCAATCGCGCAGCCCGTAGTACAGCCGCCCCAGATGCAGCAGCCGCAGCAAAATCAGCCCACATCCAACGGGATTATCTGGTGCCAGGGTGAAGAAGGCGCAAAAGGATTTTTGGTTGCGGCGGGCAATAGCGTGATGTTGATGGACAGCGAGTCCAGCACGTTTTATATCAAGAGCACCGATGCGTCCGGCATGCCACAACCGCTGAGGATCTTCGACTATACCGAGCGCACAGCTACACCTAAAATTGCGACTCCGGCCAATATGCCCCCCAATGTAGAGTTTGCTACAAAAGCGGAGGTTGAGGCCCTGGCGGCTCGTTTAGACGCTCTGACAATCAAAGATACTGCCAAGCCCGCGAGAAAATCTGCGAAGGAGGATACAGATAATGCCTAATCCGCTCTTTTCTATGCTCGGAGGCAATATGCCCTCTATGTCTGGACCAATGGGTAATTTTGCACAGATGATGCAGCAGTTTCAGCAATTCCGGGCGAATTTCCAGGGGGACCCGAAAGCAGAGGTGGAAAAACTGCTGCAATCCGGAAAAATGAATCAGAGTCAGCTCAACCAATTGCAGAATATGGCGAGACAATTCCAGCAGCTTATGCCCAAATAAGGCTATAATCGTGGCCACGATTTAATATAGCAACCTTAAAATTATTTTGTAAATGCGAAAGGAGACTACATATGTCTTTGAGTTCTGATGGTACTGTGATGACTATGCCTGTTGCACCCACCAATATGGGCGGAAACGGCTTCGGCGGCTTTGGCGGAGATGGTGCGTGGTGGATTATTATCCTGTTTTTGTTTGTTTTCTGCGGCTGGGGCAACAACGGCTGGGGAGGAGATGGTGGCGGCATGAACGGCGGCGTCGGTTCTGAGGTCCAGCGCGGATTTGACCACTCCTCCGTTGTAACCAAGCTGGACGGCATCACCCAGGGTATTTGCGACAGCACTTACGCCCTGAACAACACTATGACCACCGGTTTCTCCAATGCGGAACTGTCCCGGTGCAATCAGCAGGCGGCTCTGATGCAGCAGCTCAACAATATGGCTATGCAGGCTCAGAACTGCTGCTGCGAGACCCAGCGGGCTATTGACGGCGTAAATTACAACATGGCAACCAATACCTGCGCCCTCCAGAACACCATGAACAACAACACCAGGGACATTATTGACAATGCCAATGCCAATTCCAGAGCCATCCTCGATTATCTGTGCCAGGATAAGATTTCTACCCTCCAGGCCGAAAATCAGAGTCTCCGGCTGGCTGCGTCTCAGGCGAACCAGAACGCGGTACTCCAGGCGGCTATGGATGCGAATACTGCGGAGATTCTTCGCCGCACCGCACCTCTGCCCGTCCCGGCTTATCAGGTGGCAAACCCCTATACAGGTGTTTATGGAAGCTGCTGCAATCCCTGCGGCTGCTAAACTGCATAACTGCATCTATTTCGTGACATCACGAAATTGTTCGGCCCCGTGCCGATTTTGAACATAGCGGCGGGGCAATGGCCTCGCCGCTTATTTTAACCGCCTCGAAATCGAGGCATTTAGAAAGGATTGATTTTATGGCTGAGTATACGAATATTGGCCCTGTGACTGTAGCCGCTGGGCAGAATGTGCCCCTTACCGAAACTTCCGTATCTGGGGGAAGCTGTATCGTCCATCGTGAAGGAGCTGGCATTGTGACCCTGCGGGGCCAGACTAACCAGTGCCGGGCACGGTACAAAGTGAGCTTTGGCGGAAACATTGCAATCCCCACCGGCGGGGCCGTGTCTCCGATCTCCATTGCTTTGTCTGTGAGCGGTGAGCCGCTTGCCAGCGCAACTGCAATTGTAACGCCCGCTGCGGTGGAAGACTATTTCAACGTGTTCACGGCAGTCTTTATCGAGGTGCCGCGTGGATGCTGTGTGACGGTAGCAGTCGAAAATACCAGCACTCAGGCGATCAATGTTGCAAACAGCAATCTGATTGCCGAGCGTGTATGCTAATGGAGAGGAGAGATATTATGAGCATGAGAGCCTTAGAGGACCTACGCGAAATGCTCTGCGACGAGCTGGACGAAATCGCAAAAAAGCAGGAAATGTCCGCAGGCGACCTCGAAACTATCCATAAACTCACAGACACCATTAAAAACATTGATAAAATCATTATCATGGATGAGGATGGTGGCTATAGCCAGGCCGGAGACTGGGAGATGGAGGGCCGTGGCAATTATGGGCGCGGAAGCAGCTACGCAAGCCGTGGCAAGCATTATGTAAGAGGCCACTACAGCAGAGACGGCGGAGACTATAGCGAGCGCCGCCGCGACAGCATGGGCCGTTATAGCCGAGATGGGGCAAAAGAGCACATGATGACGCAGCTGGAAGAGATGGAGCGTAACGCCAGTAATGACAAAGAGCGAGATGCAATCCGCCGTTGTATCAACCAGCTAGAGTCCACCTAAAAAGGAGGCGGCCATATGTTGGACGCCAAAGAAATCGGCGTAGCAATCGCCGAACTGGAGTATAAAGACTCCAGCTATAGTAACTACGCAAAGCTGGCAAGCCTCTACACAATCCGGGACCAAATGACCCGGCATGCAGATCAAGGCTATGAGCGGGCCTACTCTGCAACACCAGCGGACCTGGAAGCCCCCACTCGTGTAATCCGGTACGGCGACAGCGACTTTTTGCGGGCCGTGGAGGGCAAAGACCCTGCGGCGGTGTGGGATATCATGGATGAGTTAATGGACACGCTCAAAGTAGTCAACACAAGAGTGTACAATAGCGTTATGCGGAAAATAGACGCAGTGTAGCAAATGAGCCCCAGTTTCTGGGGCTCATTTTATGCGTTATATAATATGATAAAACCTGACGGTTTAATCATATTATATAACGGCTTAGATTAAATCAAAATCGGCCAC